GCCGGGGTGCAAGATCAAGAGGAGCGACTTCGGATTCCAGTGGCCTGTGGATATGGAGGACTGAGCATGGGAGCGATTAACAAGGGCGGCATTTACAGAGCGCTGTTTGAGGTACTTGATGAAGGATTCACCGAATTTCTCGGGCAGACCGATAAGCCCGGTGAGGATTTGGAGTACCTTTGGGGAGCCTATGCGATGACAAAGAGGCTCATCGACACGCTGGACGGAGACGAGAAGAATGGGAAAGTATAAGGACGAGCGCGGGAACCGCTACGGCCTGCTCACAGTGAAGCAGTACTACGGAACCGACCACAATGGAGCGCGGTGGCTGTGTGAGTGCGACTGCGGGAACGAGATTGTGGTGAAGGGGCTGAAGCTGAGATCCGGCAACACTCGGAGCTGCGGATGCTTGCGCGAGATGCCGCTGATGGATCGGAAGCTCATTGGTATGGCCCCGCACGGGAAAGAACGGGTGATCAATGCCTGAGTATATCGAACGCGAGAAAGCGATTGTCTCTCTTTTGGAAATAATTGATAGGCAAAATCATCCAGAATGGTTGTGGACAGATGAAATTTGCGGTGCGCTCAACACCATCCCCGCCGCCGATGTGCGGCCTGTGGTGAAAGCAACTTGGATTGTAAAAGAGATGCAAGCACTTTTTCCCGGTATGGACGAGCATCCTGTTTTCGTGTGTTCAGAATGTGGCTATCAAATTTATGATTTGTTTGACAGTTTAAAAGAACGACACCACTTTTGCCCCAACTGCGGCGCTGACATGAGGGAGGAAGAGAATGGCTGAGTATGACGAACTTGTAAAGCGGCTGAGAGATGTCGCGGAAGAAGTTGATGGAGACTACGATGTTGACCCGTACGATGCAGAGCAGAGATGCCTTGCCATTTTACAAGCCGCCGATGCCATAGATGCCATGCTCTTTGTCGTGAGAGAGCAAAAAGCTGCGCTTGACAAGTTCCCCCGCTGGATTCCGGTGACGGAGCAGTTGCCGAAAATTCACACGATGGTACTTGTTATGGACAAAGCGCACGACATGGCTGTCGGTAGTCTTGAAAAGCTGTGGGATGGTGAGGTGTGGGTATGCCCATTTGCTGATGTTGAAGATGAGCAATGCCCTGTCACCCATTGGATGCCGCTGCCAGAGTTGCCGGAGGAGGGGTGAGCATGGGAGTTTATATCGAAAACATGGAGATGCCGAAAGACGGCAGTTGGAAAACCGTCCGCATATATCCAGATGGCACTTGTGCGGTTCCGAATTGGCAAGGAGATTGCACTTTCATCAAGGACGCGCAAGCTGTTCCCGTCCCGCCGCATGGGAGGCTAATTGATGCGGATGGTGAAATCGGCGTGAATGTCACGATGATGCCGGGAGAAAAATGCAGAGTTGACTTGATTGCTCCCACCATCATCCCGCCAGAGGAGGGTGAGTAATGATTGAATGTGTTGTTCGTGCAATCGCAGCGATTTTGACAACTATCGGGCTTATGGCAATTAACAGTGGAAACATTAACATTGGGTATCCGTTGTTTGGATTCGGTATCTTTTGGCTTTCGCACAAGGAGTGGGAGTGATGAACGATACGACATTCCAAGGGGACGGAAAAGTCGCTTATGTGCCTGTCGTGGTCAACACAAAACTGAAGAAGCCAATCACAAACGCCGACCGCATCCGCAGCATGACAGATGAGGAACTGGCCGACTGGCTTGGAGTGTATTGCAATGGGCAAACCGCACAAGAGGTAGGGAAACCATGCGTAAGTGGCATGGGCAGTTGTGAAGATTGTTGGCTCGACTGGCTGAGACAGGAGGCCAAAGATGCCTGACTGTGTGCACCGTCCGCTATGCCCAAATGAATGCCCCTGTGATTACTACGAAGAAGAGGTAGAGAATGACAGACTACCAGACGAAACCATACGCACGGTGGGTGGAACAAATGCTCACCGAGATGTTTGAGATAGACCCGGAATCCATAGCGCTTGAGATGCGCGACGAAGAGGGCCAAACCTATACGTGCTACTACAACACTTCGTCGAACGACCGCGCAATAATGATCGACGCGATGCAGGATGACGCGAAGCTGGAGTGGGTACGGAACAATAAGGAAGCGATCCTTGAGCTTCTGGAAGAGGACGAAGACGATGAAGAACTGGAACCTGATACCGAAGCTGATAGCGAGGGATGACCCGTACTCTTTGCAGGACGCCTTTGAACTCTGCCGAGAGCTGGAGGAGGACGGGAAGGTTGTAGTCGTGGGGAAGTCCATCACTGACAGAGACGCAACGGTCTACGACGGGGACAACTTCCGACTCGCGCACGAATACTCCAAACAGATCCGGGCGGCTGCGAACAAGATGGTCAAGGCTGGTGTGGCGTCCGATCTGATGATCGACCTCTACTACCGCACACATCTCTTCGACGCTCCGAACTACTTTGATAGCTTCTGCGTCTACATCGAGAAAGACCGAGAGCCGAGCAAGCAGTTCTATGTTCCGAGACGAAAACAACTTCTTCCGTGTGTGGAGGCTCTGCAAGACTTTGAGGAGGGCAAGTTAGATCTTCTCGGGATCTCAGAGCCTCCCGGTGTGGGAAAGACCACCCTCGCCGAGTTCTATCTGGCGTGGACGTCAGGTCGCAACCCATTCCTGCCGAACCTTATCGGCTCTCACAACAACGCCTTCCTAGAGGGCGTGTACGGTGAGATGCTTCGCATCTTCGACCCAGAGGGCGAGTATCGCTTCTCAGATGTCTTCCCCGGCCTGTCGGTCATATCCACGAACGCAAAGAATATGATGATCGGCGTCGGCTACGACAAAGCGGACGATATGCGCTTCAAAACCCTTGAGTTTTCGTCCATCGGCTCCGGCAACGCTGGTAAAGTCCGCGCAATGAACGTCCTTTACTGCGATGACTTGGTGGATGGCTTGGAGACGGCGATGAGCCGTGACCGTCTGGACAAGCTGTGGCAGATGTACTACACCGACCTCCGGCAGAGAAAGGTAGGCTCACGATGCCGGGAGCTGCACATCGCAACCCGGTGGAGCTTGCACGACGTTCTGGGGAGGCTGGAGCAGGAGTACGAAGACGATCCACGCGCACGGTTCATCCGATTCCCGGCATTGGACGAAAGCGATGAGTCCAACTTCGACTACCCCTACGGCCTCGGATACACCACGGAGGCCCTACGCAAGCAGCGCGAAATTATGGATGACGCTACGTGGAAGGCCCTGTTCATGAACGAGCCTATCGAGCGTGAAGGGCTGCTCTACGAAGAGTCTGAACTGCGGCGGTTCTTTGAGCTTCCCGAGGCTGAACCAGACGCCATCCTCGCAATCTGCGACACGAAGGAGCAAGGCTCCGACTACTGCGTTATGCCTGTCATGTATCAGTACGGGCAGGACTACTACATGGACGCGATCATCTGCGACAACGGCAAGGTGGAGTCCTTGGAGACGCGAGTGGCGATGATGCTGGTTGACCGCAAGGTGAAGATGTGCCGTATCGAATCCAACCGTGGTGGTACGATCTTCGCGCAAAACGTCCAGAAGAAGGTCAAGGAACTGGGCGGGATGACGAACATCACAACCAAGTGGACGCAGAGCAACAAGGAAACCCGCATCCAGACGAACAGCGGCATGGTGAAGTCGCACGTTCTGTTCAAGGATCCTAGCCTATATCCAAGCAACCGCGAGTACCGGGACGCGATGGCTCAGCTCTGCTCCTACTCAATGATGGGCAAAAACAAGCACGATGACGTCCCTGACGTTCTCGCCATGTTCATCGATTGGGTTATGTCCGGCATGGCGAACACAGTAACCATCATCAAAAGGCCGTTTTGATGTACTTAGTGTTCATTGTCAAAAACGGAAATCGTGGTATGGTGACTTTAAAGATGGGGATGATAGGGGAAACCCTACGCCGACATTAGAACTGGCCCACGGTCTTTCTTCCTTTCGCCGTGGAGCGCCTAACAGAGAAGAAAGTCCCGGCATGGAGTGGCTCCCTAAACCGGGCATATATGGGCGGGATGATTCTTCGTTTGCAGTTTGATTCTGCATCCGTCCACCAATTAGCCCAAGCGCAAGAACGGTCTGGTAGCGCCAGAAAGTTTGCTTGCGGAAAGAAGCCTTGTAGCGGTTCGCTCCGTCGTAAATCAAGGTCGAGAATGTGTTCGCGACACGGGCGGGAATTGCAACGGGCTTGTCAACGCCATAAACGCTCCCCTATCAAGCGTTGAACGGCGCGGTCTATATGGCTACGCTGTGTTAGGAGATGGGTCGATACAGACGATTGGTGTAATGGAAGCACACAAGGCTTTGAACCTTGAGGCGGTGGATCGGAACCATCATTGTCTGCCAAATAGACGGACATAGCGTCCGTGGGATGACACGGTGACATAGCAGCGGGTGGGGCAGTCGCCGATGGATAATGAATGAAGCCGATCAAGGTAGACCTATCTGAAAATCTGACAAGCGTCGATGTGGTTCCTGTTGCGGACTACCACTGGGCAGACCCGAACAGTGACCACGACAAGATTATGGCAGACATTGCATACATCAGGGACAACGAGAATGTGTACTGCATCCTCAACGGCGATCTGATGGACTGCGCGATAGCATCGAGCATAGGAGACACCTACGGGGCCTCACTATCACCGATGGACGAGCTGAAGGTTTGCGTTGATCTCTTCAAACCAATCGCGCACAAGATTCTGTGCGTGGTTCCGGGAAACCATGAGGCGAGGCATTACCGCACGAACGGTATTGATATCACCGCTTTGATGTGCCAGCAACTTGGCATTGAGGATCGGTACTCGCCGACCACTGCTCTTGTCTTCCTCCGCTTCGGCAAGCTGAACAGCAATCAGCACAACCGCAAGGCCGTGTACACGATCTACGTGTCGCACGGAAACGGAGGGGGTCGCAAAGAGGGCGGCAAGATCCAGAGGCTGGTCGATCTGTCCACCATCGTGGATGCAGACATCTACCTCTGCGGTCACACCCACCTCCCAGCGATGTTGAAGGACGGGTTCGCCCGTCCTAACCTCGGGAACAGCTCGATCACTTACGGCACACGCCTATATGTCAATACGTCTGCGAAGCTGGACTATGGCGGCTACGGAGACACGCAAGGATTTAAAGTGCCTTGCACGGATACGCCGATCATCCATTTAAGCGGCACACGAAAAGAAATGAGGGCAACGATTTGATTCCGAAAGAAGTCATCGAGGCCGTTGAAGCTATCCTCGCCACCGGGAAGGACGCCATTGTCAAGAAGGAGCGCGGCAAGTGGGTAGTGCTTGAGAACGGTAGGCGGCTCGTTTACAAAGAGCCTGACAACAACTGATAGTACCCTATAGCAATCGGGCTATAGGAAGAGCCAATTGGGGCTAATGCATTCCAGAATTGAGGGGTGCATTAGTCCCATTTTCTTTTTGAGGTGAAGAGTTTGGACGAACTGACAACTAAATCCCCGGTCATCCGAAACGATATGTTTGGGCGGCTGGACATCTACGCCTCCTACGACGATATCAGCGAGGAAAACCTGATTGCGGAGCTAAACTCCGCGCTGGTCTACCACGTTAACAATATGCTCCAAGAGGAGTTCCTCTATTGGTACACCCGTGGTGTGCAGCCGATCTTGAACCGCAGGAAGGAGATCCGTGAGGACATTCTGAACGTGGTACAAGTCAACACGGCGGCTGAAGTTGTGGACTTCAAGAATGGGTACTTCCTCACGCAACCGTGCAGCTACGTTTCACGCCGCAAGGGTGTGCAGACGAAGCTTAAGAAGCTGAACGAGTTCCTTTACCGTTCTGGCAAGCAGGAGGCCGACAACAAGGTAGCTGACTGGTTCCACAGGGTCGGCAAGGGTGTTCTGTTCGTCGAACCGACGCAGGACAAGGAAGTTCCCTTCCGGGCCTACGCGCTGGATCCTCGGTCTGCTTTCGTGGTGTATTCCCTCCGTCCCGGCAATAAGCCTGTGATGGGCGTGAACATGGTAACGGTGGACGGCGAAGCAAAGTTCGATGTTTTCACCGAGTCCACGGTGTACCACCTACACGGCACAGTGACCGGGAAAATGGTCAGCACGGAGAAGAACCACGACTTTCTCGCCACGGCTACTGCGATCGACTCAGTTGAGCCGAACGTGCTGGGCCGGATCCCGATTATCGAGTACCGCTACAACAGCATCAACACCTCGGCCTTTGAACTCGCCGTCCCACTCATCGACGAGATCAGTAATTTGACCTCAAACGCTTGCGACGGCGTTGAGCAATTCATTCAAAGCCTCGCCATTGCAGTTAACTGCGAATTTCCTGAGAACACCACCATTACGGACATCCGTAAGGCTGGTATGATCGCCCTCCGCTCAGTTGGTGAAAACAAGGCAGACTTTAAGGTTCTGTCTGAACAACTTGACCAGACCCAGACGA